GATTCGCAACACCTTGATCGCGCGGCTCAGCGGACCCAGTAGCCGTTGTCGAAGCTGTAGGAGAACCGGTCGACGACCTTGCCCGCCTTGTCCTTCAGCACCACCGAATCGCCGCCGTTGCCCAAGTAGTGGCTGTTGTAGCCGCACTTCACCTTGTTGAGCGCGATCGAGTGGGTGGCGTTGTTGCTGGTGTCGACGTTGCCGCCCGTGTAGACGCGGATGGTGTGACCCTTCGGCAGCCACAGGCCCGGCTGGTCGCCCGCCGTGTCCGGGTCGTCGGCGAGCAGGTAGTGGAAGCGGGTGGCGTCGCCCACGCTGGTCGCCTTCGCGAACACGGCGGTGTTGCAGTGGTCGGCCTCGGCGTCCGCGCCGTAGGTGGTGTCCGCCCAGGCGTCCTGCGTGAACCAGCCGTCGACGTTCACCGCCGCCGTGGACACGTTCTTGACGTCGATGAACTCCTTCCACCCGTTCGCGACGACGTCGGCGCCGTTGGCGTTGTAGCCGACCAGCACGATGTCGACCTTGCCCGCCTCCGGCGACGGCACCGCCGCGGCGGCGGAAGCGCCAGCCAGGACCGCGGTCGTACAGAGCGCGGCGAGCAGGGTCAGGAGCTTAGTGATGCGCTGCATTGAGGGTGTTCTCCTCGGGATGGGGGCATACGAAAGGGCGCGCCGCATCTGGCAGCACGCCCAAGGGAACCGGGCATGCCGGTTCTCAGTTGCGGATCAGTTGGTCTCGTCGACCAGGCCCGGCGTACGGCCGGGAGTCTCATCAGCCGCGCACGGCGGCTCTACAGGCTCGGCGAAGCGGGCCGGGTGTACGTCCCACCAGGGGAAGTTCCGCAGCCAGAGGCCGTCGCTCACTTGCCGACTTCCAGCCGCACCGTCACGTTGTCGAGCTCGGTGCGGATCCGGTCCAGCAGCGCGTCCGCGTCGAGGTTGGCGTTCTGGGCGGCCAGGGCGTCGGCGAGAGCCTTGATGGTGGCGTTCTGGGCGTCGAGTTTGGCGTCCATGCCGGCGAGGCGGGCACGCATCTCGTGCACCCACTTGGCGGCGTTCACGAGCACGTTCCCGGCCTGCCACTCGGGGTTCTCGGCGGAGCCGAACGGCACCTTCAGCTCGTGCTGCCACAGGTCCTTGGCGCTCACGTCGTCCTCCTGAGGAGTGTTGGCGGGTGGCTTGGCAAACGTGCCGTTGTTGACCAGCGCATACAGCCGGTCGCCTGGACACGAGGTGGCGTAGAAGTCGCGGTGGCCTTTGACGAGCGGGCCGACACCCTTGTCCATCAGCCACTGGCGCAGCTCCCGCACGGCGTTCACCTGGGCGGGCGTGGGGTCCTCGCTCGGGCCGGACATGAGCGTCACGCTGTAGTAGGTGCTGTTGCCGCTCGGTTGGGCTGCTTGTACCCGGTCGAGTCCGCGGCCCTCGAACACGTAGCCGTGAGGGCACGCCCCGAACGAATACCCGATGTCGTTCCAGCCTCTGTTGGCGCCCATGTGGAAGCGGCGGGTACGCCGCCAGTAGTCGACACACGCGCCGTGTTCCTTGCCGGCGAGGCCCTGGTCGGCGCTGTCGTAGTGGATGACCAGGCCGCGGGTGGGCTTGGCGTACGCTGCGCCCGTAGCGCCCCAGCCGAACTCGCTGCGCTTCACGAGCTGCATGTCAGCCTCCGGGAGTGCACTGGTAGGTGGTGGCGCCGGGCTCTGTCGGAGTGCACGTGTAGGTGACCGGACCGATAGCGAACGTCCAGCCACTGGGCGGCGGGCCGGTGTCGCCCTGCTCGCCCTTCGGCCCGGGCACCGTGGAGTCCTTGCCGTCTTTCCCGTCGACGCCGTCCTTGCCGTCTGCGCCCGACTCGCCCTTGGGTCCTGGCGGGCCGGTAACCGTAGCTCCAGACTCACCGCGTGGTCCCGGACTCCCAGACGGCCCTGCTGGGCCACGAGCGGGCGGGTTGTCCTTCAGGTAGGCCGACACCGCACGCGAGATCTCAGCCGACGTAGGGGCACGGCCAGACGCCGGCGGATGCTGGGCGAGGTAGGCGGACACCGCGGACTGGATCTCCAGCGCTGTCGGGGCCCGGCCGGGCTCGCCACGCTCACCCTGAGGGCCCGGAGATGGCGACACCAGTGGGATCCCGCCCAACTTCTCCACCTGATCGGCCAGCACCTGCCGGTCCCGCTCGCCATCGCGGAGCTGGCTGCGCACATCGCCGATGGCGACCATGCCCGCCGCCGTCAAACCCGCGAGTACTACCGCGGCCACCAGCGACCAGGCGTGCCACGTTCGGCGTCGAGGCGGCTCCTTAACGTCGTCGGGCTCGTCGGGGTCGTCGAGCCCGTCATACACGTGCCGGCCCATCATGACCCCTTGCTGGTCAGCCACAACTGGATCAGAAGGATGACCAGAGGCGACACGAACGCCGTGAACACCGCCGTCACGATCAACTTCCGGTCGGCGGCACGCTGCGCCTTCTCCGCTTCGCGTTCCGCCTTCAACGCGGCGATCTCGGCGGCGTGGTCATCGAACTCGCGCCGGACCGCAGCCTGGTGCGCCTGGAACAGCTCGGTGGTGACGAGTTTGTCCAGGCGGGCGTTCAGCGAGTTGAAACCAGCCTCGACCGTGCGTCGGAGCGCCTCCACGGTCCGGTGGAGCTCCCATGGGGTGGGCTCATCAGCCACGAAACTCCTCGCCGCTCAAGGGATGGGGGTGCCGCCCGTCCGCACCCTCGAAAGAACGGGCGGCACGTAGAGGTGTCCGGATCCGGACATGCGCAGCGCGTCAACCCGGAGGATGCTTGGGGCGTCTGACGTTTCCCCATCTCTCCCAGGAGCCGCGTCATGGGCTACCCGCAGCAGCCCCAAGACCCTTACGGCCAGTCAGGCCCGCACATGCCGCAGCCGTACCAGCCGCAGCCCTACAGCCAGCCGTTCTACCCGCCCATGACGTCGGGGCCGTATGTGGGGCCGGTGCAGTACGTGACGGTGACCGAGAACGGGTTCAACCCGATCACGGCGGTCCTGCACCTTTTCCTGTGGGTGTTCTTCCACTGGTGGTTGGCGATCATCACGTTCGGGATCTGGCTGTTCGTCGCGCTCCTGATCACGCTTATCGGGTGGAAGGTGACCCGGAAAGTCCCGGTGCTGCCGCCGCCCTACCCGCAGCCGCCCTACCCGCCGCAGATGCCGCCCGGTTACTGACCTGGATGCGGGAAGCGTGCTGTGGGCTACGTCAGCTTGGAGAGACGCAGCATCGAGTTCGCTCGAACGGTCGTAGCGGTGCCGCTTGACGAGCCCTGAGCCCACCTGAATTGAAGATTCCCAGCTGTGCCTGCAATGCGCAGCACTCCGCGACAGGGGGCGATCATGGGAAATGATGTGCCCAGGCCCTTGCCGATGCGCTGTCCTGTCCAGTCCGGGATGTTGCGGCGCTCGATACCGTCAGCGCCGTCAGCGGGATAGCTACTGACCGTGTCGTGTAGCCACCAGCCGGTCGCGCCCGTAGGTACGCTCCACGCGAGATTGATGTCCCCGCCGTTGGCGCCGTCGTAGACGATGAAGGCTTCCATCCAGTAGTCGGTGTTGGCCGACACCGCCAGGACCAGATGGTCATCGTTCTGCAAGGTGGTGGAGCTTGTGACGGACTCATTCGACGGCTTGATCACATAGTTGTACTGGGACAGCTTGTTCAGGTCGGCAGCGGAGAGGATCTCACCGGAGACCCAGTTCTTGAAGCCCGCCATACGCCTCCCTCCGCCTAGAAGCCGAGCGCATTCTCGTCCAGCCGTCCGAGAATCGAGTTGTTAAGGACCAGGAAAGACCCGTATTTCGTGGCGCTCTGGAGCGTCCATGTGGTGATCCAGGTCGCGCCCGTCGTGACATGGCTGATCCCGCGGATGAACACGTCACGCTGGATGGGATCTCCGCCGCCGGACGGCTGTCTGATGATCCGAATTCGGTCGCCGATCTCCCTGGCCAAGACGACGGGGAACAGCGTGTCGGGGTCCGCGTGAGCGTGGATCTCGATGGTGTCGAACCGGTCTTCGGGCTCCTTGCTGACGTACAGGATCCAGCTCGCGTAACCTGCCGCCGCGGTGTCGTCCTGAAGCAGCAGACCTGTCGCCTGATACGTCTTGATCAGGAACTCCGCCTGAGACGCAGCATCACCGGCGACCTGCTCTGCCCCGCCCTCTCTAGTGGCCCTGATCTCGTTGTAGAAGGTCGCGTCGTCGGTAACCAACTTGGTCCGTGCCGGGGTGAAAACTCCATTGGTTCCAAAGGTGGCCTGAACCGTATTCGAGCGACTGTCCAGGATCACGGCCTGCCTGTTGCGGAATACGACCCGCCCCGCCGCGTCGATGTACAACTCCCCGATCTCGCTCTCGGCAACGGCCTGGAGTTCGGCGAGCGCTTCCCCTTCGAGGGTCGTCGCCTGCAGCGTCGAATTGCCCGTAGCGATCACCCGGTCGGCCGCCGGCCAGCCTGCCGAGTCGAGGATGCGGGAGACGCGCGCTCCGGCGTTCTCGCCCGCGCCCACCGCGGACACGGCCGCCCGCTTACGGTTACGGAGCACCTTGAAGCCGTCCCTCGCGGTCACCGTGGCCTCGGAGTAGACGTCGGCCACGTGGTCGACGTCCCACTGGTCGACGAAGCCGCGCCACAGGTCGTAGGTGACGGAGTTCCAGACCGCCCGGAACCGGATCGGTTTCATCGCCTTGACCTTGCTGCGGACGCCCGTGCCGTGCGGGCCGTCGAGATAGGTCGGGTCGAACCTGCGGTCGGTGTTGTTGACGTGGCACGACGCCGTGCCCGCGTCGTACCGGATGACCGGAGACTCCACCCGGCTTGAGCCGCGCCGGGTCGTGATCCCGCGTTTGCTCGACAAGGTGACGTTCGTCCACGTTCCCTGGACCGGCCCGACGCGCGAGTCGGCCACGGCCGGGTTGTCCAGATGCCAGTAGCCGCCGGCGTCACGCTGCAGGTGGAACTCGGCGCTGCCCGGCGTCCCGCCCGGCCACGCCAACGTGCCGGAGATCGCATGCTCGGCCGGGATGGAACTGTCAGGGTCGGTGTACAGCCAGATTTCTCCTGTGCCGTTGCCGGAGCCGTCGATCGTCCACCGCAGCTCGATCCTGACCCACTGGCCGGTCGGCACCGGCGTGGTGAGCTGAGCGGCCACACTCGTGCTGAACCCGGTGTACACGCGAAGCGTGCGGTCCGAGAAAATCCACACCGCCGAGACGATCCCGCCCGAGCCGAGCAGCACGAACGTCCGCTGCGTGCCCGACGTGGCCGACACGAGATACACGTACATGCGGGCGCAGAACACGTTCCCCGGCTGGGTGACGCCCGTCCAGTCGAGGTGGCAGTCCACGCCGCTGGACGGGTTGAACGCCGACAAGCCACTCCCGCCGAACGCCTGAGCGTTGGAAAACTGCGGGGATCCCTGCACGTTGTTGAACGCGTCACCGCTGCTGCCGCCGCTGTTGCCGGTGCTGATGGTGACACCGTTGGTGCCGCCGTTGAAGCTGTTCGTCTTGGCGTTCCCGGAGGGTGCGGCGTTGTCGAACATCACCTCGACGCTGACGACGGGCAGGCTCACGTCGACCGCCGCCAGGCCGCGCCCGACCCGCGCTCGTACTCCTGGATCGCCCGCACCGTCACCGCGCCCACATCGGCCAGGTTCGCCGTCGGCGACACCTGCACCGTCACGTTGTAGGTGACCGACGGCCGGTACGCGCCGCCGCTGTCCGCGGACGCGATCGACCGGGACACCGGCATCGTCCGGTAGTAGCGTCCGCCGAACCGCTCGGCCACCTCCGACAGGATCGCCTCGCTACGGCCACGCTTGCTCATCGCCAGCGGAATGTAGGCCTCGCCACCGGTTTCCGGCTCCGCCCACAGGCGCATCTGGCCAGGGCTGGCAATCTGCGCGATGTGGTGCTCGCCGCCGGACGCGAACCGGACGATGCCGCCGTCGGCGAATCCCGTCAAGATGCCGCCGTCCGCCTGCTGGGACAGCCGCGCCCCGTGCTCCTGGATCTCCGTGCGGATCGTGATGACGCGGTCGCCGCCCAGGCCGGCGTTGATGTCCAAGCCGATCCGGCGGGCAGCCTCGTAGACGTCCACCCGTCCGTTGTCCATGGCCTCTCGGACCTTGTTGGCGATGTCCTGGCCATGCCGGTAGCCGATCAGGCGGAGCACCTCGCCGGCTTCCTGCAGGTTCTTGGCGAACGTGTCGCCCGCGTCCTTGCCGCTCTTGCCGTACAGGCCGATGAACTTGGCCAGCTCCGCGTTCGACATGTCCGCCGCGGTGGCGACGATCCCGGCCGCGCCCGGCCCGAGCTTGGCCAGCTCGTCGAGCATCTCCGGCGGCACCCGCCCAGCCAGACTGACAAGGTTCGCCCGCCACTCCTCCTGATCCTTGACCTGCTTCTCCAGCTCCCTCAGCAGCTGCTCGCTGGTCAACTGAGCATCGCCACGCAGCCGCCCCCACGACTCCATCACCGAGTCGTTGGCGCTGCGCGTGTCCCGCGCCACCTCCTGCCGGGTGTCGCGGACGGCCTTCTCGGCGTCCATCACGTCGCGGGACGCGTCCCGCACCGCACGGGCGGCCTCCGCTTGCGCTTCGGCGACCTGGCGGGCGGAATCCTTGGCCACCTGCGCGGCGTCCTTCTGCGCCTGAGCCACGTCCTTCTGCGCGTCAGCGACCCGCTTGGCGTTCTCCACCCGCGTCCGGTCCAACTCGGCCTCGGCGTCCGCCAGTGCCCGCGCGGCGTCCTGCCGCTGCCGGGCCGCCTCCGCGTGCGCGTCCGCGAGAGCCCGCTCAGCATCGGCGACCGCGCGGGCCGACTCCTCCCGCTGCCGCGCCGCCGCCGCCGCAGCTTCCGCCTCCGCCCGGCGAGCGTCCTCAAGCCGGCCGATCGCGTCGACAACCTCAACGCTGCCGTCGATCCCGCGCCGCCGCGCATCCGCGAGGTCCTCCTGCAGCTCGGCGTTGCGGCGCCGGACGTCCTCCAGCCGCTGAACCGCCTGCCGGTAAGCAAGATCCGCCTCGCGCCGGTCAAGATCGGACGCCTCAGGGTCGGCGTTGATCTCCTCCAGGCGCTGGCGGGCCCGCTCGACCGCGAGCTGCGCACCCTCCTCATCGAGAGCGGCGCCGGACTCGGCGGCGATTAGGTCCTCAAGCCGCTCCTGCGCCCGCTCCCGCGCGGCGGTGAGGTCCTCCACCGCGTCCTGGGTGCGCCGGTGGGCGTCCTGCACCCGCCGCTCGGCATCCACCTGCCGCGCCGCCGCATCCTGCTGGGCGTCGGCCAGTCGGCGAGCGGCGTCCTCGATCCGGCGGCCGGCCTCCTCAGCTACCTGCGCCGCCCGCTGCCGCGCGTCCTCCACACGCCGTTGAGCGTCCGCCTCCCGCTGCGAGCCTTCCTCCACCGCGTCAGTGACCGCGTCCTGGGCGTCCCGCACCCGCTGCTGGGCCGCCTCGACAGCCTCGGCCGCCTGCCGGTGCGCATCCTTGACGCGCTGCTTGGCCGCGGCCACCCGCTCCGCGCTCCGCTCCTGGACGTCAGCCAGGTCCCGTTCCGCCCGCGCGATCCTCTCCGCGCCCTGGCGCTGCACCTCAGCGGCCCGCGCCTGCGCCTGGGCGAAACTCTGCTGCCCGGATGCCCGCTGCTGGGCCGACGACAGCACCTCGCCGAGCTTCACGAACTCGGTGTAGGCCGACGCCCAGCCCTCGCGCATCTTCTGCGACGCCTCATCGGCGGACGTGCCGATCACCTTGACGCCCTCGGCCGCCTGGCGCGCGGACTGGCCCATGGTGATGTTGGTCCGCTCGGCTTTCGTGGACTCCACCATGAAGTGGCCAAACGCTCCCGCTGCGGGGTTGATCGCGGCGGTCATCGCCTTGATCGCGCCCGTGTTCTCCTGCGCCCACTTCACGAACCTGGTCAGCGAGGCGATCGCCTCCCCGGTCCACTTCGCGACCTTGGCCATGCCGACGGCGAAGTCCGCCAGCAGCTGCGGGTTCTCCTCGACCGCTTCGGTGACCGCGGTGATCGCCGCCGCGAGATGGCGCATGATCTCCGGCATGCGCGGGCCCAACTGCTGAAGAACGGCCGAGAACGCCCGCTCGATGCCGTCGATCGCCGGCGTCAGCTCCGACAGGGAGTCGATGCCGCGCTCGGCGAAATCTTGGAACTCGGGAGCCAGGTCGGCCAGGTTACGGCGCACGACCGGCGACAGCTCGCCCAGCTCCCGCTCAGCGGCCAGCGCGATAGCGGTCCACACCCGCTCGAAAGGGACGCCGATCTGCTTCGCCTCACGCTCGACCGTCGTCTTGAGCATGCCGATCGCGTCTTGGGCGGCATCGGAGCCGTGCGCCGCCGCCAGGCCGAGCCCGGCCAGCGCCCCGCCGAGCCCGACCGTGACCGCGTTGGCGGCCAGCGCGGCGACAAAGGGCAGCGCCCCGAGCGCCGCCCCCACTGCCGCCCCAGCGGCAGGCCCAGACGCGCGGATCATGACCAGCGCGGTCTGGATCAGGCCGATCTGCGCAGCAGCCGCCGCGGCGCCGTCCACGTCCACATCGACGGTCGCCGTGCGGCCGTCGAGGTCGCGCGCCTCCCTCTCCACCTTCTGCAGGTTGTTGAGCGCCCGGTCCACATTGGCGCTGACGACGATCTCCGGGTGCATCGCGGCCAGCGCGGTGAGCTGACGGCGGATCTCCCCCGCCTCGTCCGCCGCCGCACTGGCGTCGAGGTCTATACCGATCCTCTTGCCGGACAGGTCACGCAACCGCTGCGCCAGGCCGGCGAGCTGCCGCTCCGGCTCCGACAAGTCCGCCTCGACGTCGATCTTCGGCAGCCGCTTGGTGGCGTCCTCCAACAGCCGGCGGGTGCGGATAGCGGTACGGCCGACGTCGTCGAACTCGCGGGCAACCCGGCCCGTCTGGGTGGCGGTCTGCGTCATCGCCGCCGCCTGCTGCCGGGCCTGCTTCTCCATCCGCTCCAGCTCGCCCGTGAACTTCTTCGCGGACTGCTCGGTCTGCTTGAAACCCTTGTCGGCCCGGTCGAGTCCTACGCCGTCCCACTTGGTTCTGAGGGCGATGACCAGGTCACGAGATGCCATCGGTCACCTCCTCGTTGCGGATCAGCGTGATGTACACCCCGCGGCCCTCAGTGCCGTCCAGCGACTCCTTGGCCGCTGCCTTGAGTTCACAACCGCGGCACCTGCGCGGCTCAGCGATGTAGGCGTGGCGGTGGCCGCCGCGGGTCTCGTCCCACTCCTCCTCGCGGCTACCGCACGCCCCGCACTCCTGGCGGCGCCAGATGTGGTGCCAGAGCGCCTTGTCCCGGTCGTCCTGATCCCAAGCCAGGAACACGGAGCGCGGGATGCGGTACTCGGCGCAGACGTCCAGCTCTAGCCGGAGGTTTCGATCTGCGCCCAGCCTTTTGGGAGCGAGGAGTCCGGCACCCTCACGTTGACCCGGATCGCGGCGTTGGACAGCTCGACCCGCTCCGCGTTGGACAGCACCGTCGTCCAGACGTGCTCCCAGTCCTCGCCCGTCAAGTCGGACTCGACGCAGGCCAGCAGGCACGCCTTCGGGAACGTCGCACCGTTCCACAGCCGGTCGTCCGTCTCCGCGCGCGGCTTGTGCGCGTCCACCAGCGCCTCGAAGTCGTCCGGCGGCAGCGCCCGCACCGTCACGAACTCGTAGCACGCCTTCAGCGCCTGCTCCGCCTTCTTCAGCCGTGCCCGCGCCTTCCGGACCGCCGCCTGATCGGCCGCCTCGCCCTGCAGCTCGGCGATGCTGAGCAGCATCCGCGCCTGCTCAACCTCCTTGCGCGCCTCCGTGTCGTCGTCCACACGCACAGGACACGAACCGGACGGGCGTGGGCGGTTGAGCAGGCGCTCGCGCAGGCTCATGCGGGGATGGTCACGTTCTCGGCCGGCTCACTCGTGACGGCGTACTGGATGACCAACCTGGCCGCCTCCGAGCCCATGCTGCGCGTCTTGCCGACGCTGAGCACCCGCACGGGGAACACGTCCATCTTGCGGCCGGCCACGTCTCCGCCGTCCAGCCAGACGATGTAGCCGTTGGTGTCGCGCGGCATCAACGTGCGGACATCGCTGCCAGTCTCGCCCTGATAGAACGTGATCGACGACTCATCGGCAGAGGTCAAGCCGGGGATGTTCGCCACGAACCTGGAGTTGAGGTCAGGAGTGTCGATCTTCTGGCCGGAGACCATCCAGCCACTGATGTCCGCGACGTCCTTGGACAGGTCGCTACCGGCGTTCAGCTCGGCCCTCGACGGAGCAGCGATGTTCGCGATCGACACGATCCAGCTCACCTTCGTGACGCCGGGTCGGAAGAACCTCGTGGCCGGAGTGATCGGCGTTGCGGGCATTAGTCATCCCCTCTGGTTGAGCGCCGACCCCGCGGCGTTTCGGGCAAAGAAGAAGCCCCGGCGGTATCTGCCGGGGCTTCTGATTTCTCGTTTTCGGTTGTCTCGGGCTCTTCATCCGGGAGCGGAGGCGGAGGCGGCGGATCCGTCTCCTCCCACCCCGCACGCTGGTGATGTGGCAGCGACGACACAGGCACCTCGACCTTCCGATCGCCGAGCCGGGGATGCGAGATCCACACGGTGTCCATGCGCCCCCCTACGCACTCGCGCCGACGACGACCACATCGGCCGTGACCGACGTGCCCGCACCGGAGTTGACCAGGTTCAGCAGGTCGCCAGTTCCTGCAGTAACCGTCACGCCGGCGGCGCTGGGATCGAACCACACGAACAAGCCGCCCGGCTTGACCGGGATGCCGTCGCCGTTGGCCAGGAACAGCGGCACGCCGTTCGTGCCATCGCGCACCACGTTGACGTTGTTGGTGTTGCCCGAGGCCGCCGCGACCACCACCATTTTGATCTTCGCGAATGTCAGCGTGCCACCCAACGGCCCGGTCAGCGAGCCTGCCAGGTCCACGGCCTGCGTACCCGAGGCCGAGATGGTCACCGTGTCGGACCAGATCATGTCCGCTTGGCCGGCACCCGTCCCACTGGCCAGCGCCATCTGGCGGGCCACTTGCAACGCGCTCGTCGGCGTGGTCAGGTCGAGCGACGACGTCAGCTCAGCCTCCAGCTCGAAGAACGACGACAGCCTGAAGGCCATTACTCCCCCTTGCTCATCGGAAGCCTTGCTCCCGCGCCACCTGATCCACCACAGCGGCGCTCGCCGCCA